CACATAGTTCCAGATACTGCACTACTTGGTCTTGATGTACCAGAGTTAGAAGAATTAATAGCAGATAAAACATTATTAATATCAGTTCTAGTTGCTGGAAATGACTGGTTTGCTATATTATAATCGTGTTGTGCCATAATTTGTTATACTCCTTTTAAAACCCCTTTGCAATAAAATCAAACTGCCGACTTACTGCTGAGTTTGAACTATTTTTAAATGTTACATTAAATCCATTTATAGTTTTGTTTTCTACTACAAAAAAGTCCCCACTTGACATATCTTCTGCTGTAATTCCTACTGCATAATTAGCAGATTTATATGGATTTGTAAATGTTACAGTTTTAGTGCCAGCACCAGATATTATATCATTACCACTAAATATTCTATCAGGCATATCAACTGTAACGGTAACCTCAGAAACTCTTGGTGTAGAAGCATTATCAGAAGAAGTTAAAACAACTCTAAATTTAAAATATCTAGCAGTATAGTTACCTATTACAAAATTTCTAAAGGATGTATAGGTTGTGTTGTCATCACTTGTTGCTATTTCTAAATGAGCATCACAGTTAGC